GTTCCCTTAATGCCATTCATGGCGGGGAGTTTGTTTGGATAGAGAGTACAGCAGAAGGGGCACACGGAGAGTTTTTCGATATGTGTGAAACCGCAAGGAACATACAGAAGGAAGGACGGGAGCTGACACAGATGGATTACAAGTTCCTCTTCATCCCGTGGTTCCAAGACCCTAAGAATACCCTGACTGACCACGATACTACTTTAGTGACATTTACTTCAGAAGAAAGGGAGTACCTGGACCGGATTGAAGGCGAGGTTGACAAGAAGTTTACTCTTAATCAGCGTGCCTGGTACGCTCTCAAGTCTCGGCAGCAGGGCGATAAGATGCTCCGGGAGTTTCCATCGACACCGGATGAACCGTTCCATGTAGCTCTCAAGGGTGCTTATTACGCCCGTGAGATGACCCGGATGCGGGAGCAAAAGAGGATTGGCATCATCCCGATGGAGATGGACATCCCCGTCAATACGTTTTGGGATCTGGGGCGGGGCGACGAGAACGCGATTATATTTCATCAGAGGGTTGGCTTGCAGAACAGGCTGATAGATTATCACGAGGATTTCAACGAATCCATGGGCCATTACGTTAAGGTGCTGCAGGAGAAGGGCTATGTTTACGGCACGCACTTCTTCCCGCATGACATGAATGTGCATGATTATTCCAGGGAAGACGGCAAATCACGGCTGGAGGTCTTTCAATCACTGATGCCTGGTTCCAAAACAATGGTGGTCAAACGTGGCGACCTGATGGAGGGGATTGACGAGACTCGGCGCTTTCTGGCTACAACATGGATAGACGAGGAGAATTGTGCCCAGCTTATTACTTGTCTGGATGGGTATCAAAGGGAATGGGACGAGAAGCTGGCAGGCTTTAGGCAGTTGCCTTTACATAATTACGCCTCTCATGGTGCAGACAGCCTGCGAACGGGAGCACGCGGGTATCTTCCCAATGTTGGTACAGGGTCAACAGGATTCAAGAACAGGCCGAAATCGGCAATGGCGATATAAGATGATTACACCAATATCAGCACGCAGAGTATTGAACGCACAGGGGATTACGTTCAGATCTGTCGGGGGAAAGCCGGTACTAAGCCCACGGAGGCTGGTGACTTCCGAGACTTTAAGGTTTGTAAGCAACCATAAGTTTGAGATCAAGACGGAGTTGGAATACCTCAATGCTCATCCAGAGGCACGCAGTTGGCGGGATTATCTGAATTAAGGAGAGACTGATGGCAAAAGGGCAAGTCATAAAATACTTGGATTTGATGGAGATCGATGGAGACGAGCAGGTAGTCTTGGTCCTGGCTCCGAAGAACGTCCGGACATCTAACAGACGTAAACGGTTTGTTATCCAGGAAAAGAACCTTTGGAGATACACCAAAGAGCATAACCCGGACTTCGCGCAGTTTATGATGGGGATTTGCCTTCAGGTGTGGGACCTGTTCGACCTGGGGATCCCGAATACTCGACAACTGGCAGAGCTGGCAGAAGTAATACAGGACGGTATTGTAGAGATGATGGATGCAGTACCAGACAGCAAGAGTAAAGCGGACAGTCTGATAGTGGGCGAGGCGGAGATTATAATCAACGGGCAACGCAGAAGCGCGGAGCTTACGGAAAGCGGCCTGATAATTCTATAGGGTGGACACGATGGATACAGCAACAAGCGCATGGGATAGCGTCGAAGGCAAGCATGAGAAAGGGCCGACTGACGACGAGATCACCAAAGACATGGGAGTGGATCCAGAAGCCAAGCTGAAAGAGGATGATCCCCTTAAAGGCGCCAAGGCTATTGCTCAACTCCGCAGGTGTAAAGAATGGTGGCGCGAAGCCAAGTCGGGACAGCGTGCATCAAGGCTCCTGCGACTCAAAGACCACGACAATTACGATGGCGACCAGTGGGATCCGGACGATGAAGAGACTTTGGAGCTTCGCGGGCAAAAGGCAATAACCGATAACAGGATTAAGCCGGCCATAGATTGGACTGTTGGTACCGAGAAGCGCACCAGGATTGATTATAGTGTCCTTCCTCGGGCTCAGGACGATACCAAGGGCGCCGAAGCTAAAACACAGTTGATGAAATATAACTCTGATGTCAACCGGGCGCCATTCGCACGGTCACGGGGGTTTAAGGATGAGGTTATCTCCGGTTTGGGATGGCTCGAGCTGGGAGTACGCGGAGACGAAGAAGATGAACCAACCTATTACCGATACGAAGATTGGCGGAGCATGTGGTACGACCCGCTTTCGGTTGAGATGGACTTGTCTGACGCTCGGTTTGAGATCAGGTCCAAGATAGTTGATCTTGATATAGCAATAGCAATGTATCCCGAACACGCAGCGGCACTCAAGGCCGCGGCCATGACTGCAAAGACGTACACCGATTATACGGAAGTGGGTATAGATGAAAGTGAAATAACGATTGAAAATGAAGGCGGAGACGGCGACAACGATGATGCTACTTACCACACATCAAAACGATCCCGTATCCGGCTCGTAGAGTGCTGGTATAAAATCCCGGCCAAGAAAACGATGATCCGGGGCGGAAAAGACCTCGGAACGCTCAACAATACCCCGTATGACGCTGAGAACGGTCCCATGGCAGACATGGTGGAAAAGGAATATGCGTCTACTTACGATGCGCTGCTTATGACTGTCAGGTGCATGATGTGGGCGGAAGGGATGCCTTATCCTTTGCAGGATGCGGAATCTCCCTACAACCATAACCGGTTCCCCTTTGTTCCCTTGTGGGCATATCGGAAGAAACGCACAAATGAACCGTATGGAGCTGTGCGCAATCTCATTAGTCTCCAGGACGATCTCAACAAGCGCAGATCAAGGGCGCTGCATCTCCTGTCAAGCGAGAGGATTATTGCTGATAATGACGCTACGGATGATTGGGATAATTTCTACGACGAAGCTCACCGGCCCGATGGCATTATCAGGAAGAAGCGAGGGTCGAGCGTCATCTTTGATGAACACGTTGGACTTGCAAAAGAACACGTTATGCTCATGGAGCAAGACGCTGCTGCTATTCAGAAGGTTGGTGGTGTTACCGACGAGAACATGGGGCGAGAGACCAATGCAACATCAGGGAGGGCGATACAGGCACGGCAGGACCAAGGCCATGTAATAGGAGCGGAGGTATTCGACAATCACCGATTTGGCGTGCAGATGGCCGGAGAGATTGAGTTGTCGTTGATCGAACAGTTTATGCCTGATGAAAAGACGTTCCGTATAACCGGGGACAGAGGGCAGCAGGAGTTTATGACAGTCAATGCCCCTGACAAGGATGGGAACATAAACGACATAACGGCGCGTAAGGCCGACTTTGTGGTTGATACGCAGGCCTACAATGCCACCTTGAGACAGGCAATGGTGGAATCTGTGCTTGATTTGGCCGGCAAACTCCCGCCAGAGGTAGTTTTTAACCTCTTGGATTTGATTGTAGAGCTTCATGACATACCGGAAAGCCTCAGCAAAGAGATGGTACAGCGTATCAGGGGCATGAATGGACAGGAAGACCCGAACGCAGACCCGAATGATCCAGAGAACCAAGCCAGGCTAAAGGCACAGCAGGAAGAGGAAGACAAGAAGAAGAGGATCGCAGACGCAGCACAGGAACTTCTGCTCGAGAAAGAAGAGGCCATCATCGATAAGACCGAAGCCGAAGCTCAGAAAACAATAGCGCAGATTGATCAGGTCAGGGCAGAGACGGCCAAGACCGAGGGAGAGATTGGAGATAGTAAAGACAAGATCCAGATAGAGAAGGCGAAGACCCTGAACCAGATCGAGGTTGGGGAGAGGCAGACAATGAAAACAGAGAAAACACCGAAGGGAGGAAAATAAGAATGGAATACACTGATGAGGAATTGGCAGGACTGAGCGAAGAAGAAAAGGAGGGACTTCTTGAGACCGATGATAAAGGGAGTGTTGACGACACCAACAAGGGAGAGGCTGGAGACGCTGGAAAGCCTGGAGAGGTTGATGAAGGCGATGCTGGCGCAGAAAAAGAGGCTGCTGCTGCTAAAGAGGTTGACGATAAGGGCGTCAAGATTGAGGCAGATGCCACCAAAGAGGCAGATAAGGACAAAGGGGGAGTTCAGGACGAGGACGAAGAGGAGGTAATCGACGTTTCCACGACTGTTAAGGCAGTTCCCCTGGTAGACAAAGAGACGGCACAAGCCCGGATTGTTGAGATAACCGAAGAGGTCAAGGCGGTACATGGGAAGCTGGCTGACATTAAAACTCAATATGACGAGGGAAAAATCGATGTTGACGAGTACGACACCTTAAAAGAGGCGGTCTATGCCGAGGAGAAGGTTCTGGAAAAGGAGCAGACCACGCTCGAAGTCACGATGAAAGTGTCTGACGGTATGCAGCAAAGCGCAGTACAGACTCAATGGGTGGGGGCACAGGAACATTACTTAGGCATACATCCCGAAGTTGGCAATGACGAGAGAATCCGGAAACTGTTTGCTGAAGAGGTCAACACCATATTGCAGAGTGAAGACGGAGCAACAATGGGGAACTACGATATCCTGAAGAAAGCATATAAGGAGATATCCTATCTGATCCCCCTGCGAAACAAGGGAGAAACGCCGGAAGCTCAGAAGATTCGGCTTGTTGCAGCAGCCAAAAAGATAGCAGCAGATAAGGCAAAGGGGAAGGCGCCCCTCACATTGAAGGATGTTGGAGCCGCTGAGGAGAATATCTCTTCTGCTGGAAAGTTTGCCTACCTTGATAAACTGGAAGGTGCGGCCCTGGAAGAAGCAATGGGTAAGATGTCCGAAGCAGATATGGCAGCATATGCAAAGGAAAAGTAAGGCCATGGCACAAATACAAGAAGTGCCTACAGGGGGAACAAAGGGCATGAAGCTAACAGCGGAAGACCGACGATGGAGAGAAGAGGACGATGTCAGAACCTTAGCAGAAGCTAAGATCATCGAGGATGATCCGAAACGCCTGGCCGCTGCCCGTAAACGAGCGGTGGCAATGGCCAAGGAGCAGGAAGAGAAGGCCGAAGCGACACGCGAGGTCGCAAACTTCCGGAAACCGATGGACAAAAAGAAATAAGGAGGCTGTTTTGGGCGTATTATCAATATCAGATCATGGATGTATCAGAATGGTAAAGGAAGGCCTGGCGCTGATGAACGCAGATGTCCCTATTGATTTCTTCACCCGGAAGATAGCGAGTCCGGAGATGGAAGCACATCTGTCTTCAGTGACCAAGTTCAACTCAGGGGAGACCTTCGAAGCAAAGCTCCGCAATCTGGATATGAATTTGATGCATGTCCACAATGAACCGGACTGGATAGTACACCGGGCCAAGTCGATAAGGCCGGAGATACCGCTGGTCTATGACTGTCACGACCTGGGCTGTATCCGTACCGGACAATCCACACCGGATGAGGATCTGGCTATGAAGGTAGCTGATGCGTACATCTTCCCGTCACAGGCGTGCATGCAAATCGCAGAGGATTATCACAGGATCCAGGAGGACAAGCCACGGGCAGTTGTGCAGAGCATGTGTCTTGAGTCGATGTTTATTGATGGGGAAATGCCAAGGACCGGAGGTATTGCTTATGAGGGCGGCGTACTTGCGTTCCCAGCTGGTGTTCCTGATCCGGGTCCCTTCGCCTATCTGGACTACCGGCCGCTTGCTGTGAGTCTGACAAAGGCAAGGATACCATTCACGATCTACTCATCGAACAACCGGTATATGTATGAGTACCTGGTGTCGGGTGCCGTTTATATCAGTCGGTTGCCCTACAACCTGATGCTCCGAGAGCTGACCCGGCATGACTGGGGCCTGGTGGGTTGTGTAGAGCCGTGCAGTCAATATGACGCCACTATCCCGAATAAGCTGTTCGAATACATGGCTGCCGGTATTCCTATCATCGTTCTCAACGCTGATGAATGTGCCGAGTTTGTGATGCAGACTGGCATTGGGGTTGTAGTGAACTCGATGGATGACATCCCGGAGATATACGGGGACAATGAGAAGTACCGGAAGAAGGTGTTGGAGGTAAGGGGTGAGTTTACCATGGAGAGCCAGATACCGACGATCAAGGCGCTTTACAGGGAGGTTATGGGTAGATGATCTATACCTTCGGAGATAGCCACGCGGTTGTAGGATGGGGAGAGATCCCCGGTGTTGTGCCGGGCTGGCTGGGACCACTGACCTTATACGCTTTCGGGAACGATGCCTATGATGTCCTGGCGTTTAAGCAGATCGACCTCAAGGATGGTGACGCTGTTATTTATTGCCTGGGGGAAATTGATTGTCGCTGCCAGATATCTAAATTCGACGAGGATGATTCATACCGGCAGATGATTCAAGGGCTGGTTAAAAGCTATGCAAGGACAGTGAACCGGATGATCGAGCAGCATTACGCTGCGTTAGGTGTAACGACCTGTATTTGCATGGTAACACCGCCAAGCCACGAGACGCAGGAAGACCTCGAGTATCCATACATGGGGAGCGACGAGACCCGGAAGAAATATCACGAATGTATGAACCACGAGATCAAAGAAATGTGCAAGCTGGAAGGGTTTACATGCTTCGATGTCTATAAAGACTATTCGGACAAAGAGGGGTTCTTGTCGTTAGAGTATAGCAAGGACGTGCATATTGTAGACCCGAGGTTCAT